TTCGAAAACGGTTTCTTCTTCCGAGATGGAACTGGCGCAGTTGCAACACTGCAGGGCGGCACCACATCTGGGTCAACCGATATTGACGTTGATGATGCTCGCATGCTTTGGGATGGCGGAAGCTATGAGTTTCGTGATGCGGCAGATATCACAACTCTTCACGGTTCAGCCACGGTAAGCAATGTAGAGTCAGCCCTTAATGCGTCAGGCAACTCTCTTGTTAACTTTACTGGTTCGGTTCCAGGCGGCATTGCAGCTAACGACTACCTTGTTTGGAACGGGTGCGTTAACCGCGCAGTAACTGGCCTTGATAAACTGATTGATGACTCAACGTCTACCTTTCAGAATATCAACGTATCAAACTACCCGCGTTACTCTTCTACTGTTCTTGGCAACAGTGGAACTAAGCGTGACCTAACCCCATCATTGTTTCGGCAAATGCTTGCAAGTATTCAGCAGCGCAGCGGCTCAGAGCGTCCATCGGATGGCCTGACTGTTCTTTGCGATAGCTGGCAGGCAATTAATGTCGAGGAGCTTTACGAGGGTGAACTTCGCTTGACCCCTGAAAGCAAGGTTGGCGGCTTGGCAGTTGCAGCATTCCAGTCTGCACTGGGTCGTGTTGACATCATGGTTGATACCGACTGTCTCCACAACAAGATGTTCTTCTGTGACTTTAGCAAGATTTATCGTGCAGTTCAGAAGCAGCTTGGGTGGCGCCGTGAAGGTGGTTCAATCTTTAAGCGGTCTGATGTTTCAGGTATGTACACTGCTACTGCAATCGAAATTGCAGAGCTGTACATCAAAGAGCGTCACACTTGCGGTAAGATTGAAGACCTTAACGACAACAAAGCGACAGCTTATTAATATTCAGACCATTTGGGGGAGCTTCGGTTCCCCCTTCTGGTTGGTTGGTTGGAGGATTTTATGGCTAGAGGAATCTCTGGACGAGCCCTAGGGGGCACTAAAACGCTAGGACAACCAGTCTTTGCGCTTATTTCTGATTACACTGTGGCCGATGGTACGCATACCATTGGGCCAGAAAAAGCTGCTTTTGACTTTGAAGTCATTGGTGGGTTTTACGTTATGGGTGCTGCAGGTACATCTGCTGATACTATTAAATTAAGCATTGTGGATGCTGCCGGTACGTCTACCGACATCTGCACAGCGTTTGACTTGCAGTATGATAACCCAGGCGTATCTGGCTCTGGCACACAGGCAGATGAAAACACGGAATGGCTTCGTTTGAAAGATAACGTAAGCCTGGTTGTTCCAGCTGGCGGCAAGCTGACTATTACACTTGCTGGCGGCGCAAACGTTTCTAAAGTTACAGCTCTCTGCGTGGGCAGAGGCTAGGAGATAATTATGGCATGGTCTGTTGACGCAAGCGTTGAACTTGCAATGACACCCTTTTTGATTCGTAAAATTTCAGTAACCACTGATGATGCTGACGCAACAGCCGTTACTCATGGTGGGCCTGCTGCTGAGCCGGATATCGTTATTCCGGTTTTAAATACTGCTGGTGACACTGGCGGCTTATCTGTGACAGCTAAGTCGAACACCACGGTTACTATTGACCCTGAAACATCCGGCGATAAGTTTGATATTTATTGCATTTGGTTTGTTTCTGCCGGTCAAGACGGTGGCAGCATTACGGTTCCTGGCTGATGCATCCTCCTGGTTGGGTGTGTCGTCGCCTTGCTGAGTTGCATCCACAACTGCGACTTGGCTGGGCGGGTCGGCAACGACAAAGTGAAGATGAGTTGAATCCAGGGTCATTTGCCCTGGTTCAACTTTATCACAAGCAAGACACTGGTACGTTGGAAGACCCCAGCACCTTTCGATTGCTTTGGGATGTTGACCCTGTTGTTAACGAGCACGGGGAAACCACTATTGTAAAAAAAGAGCGCGGCCCCATTTTTAATAAGAATGGCGGTGGGCGTCGGGACTGGGATAGCTTGTTCAGGGTTCCTGTTTTTGTTGCAGCTCTTGATGAAAGCTTCGGTATGACTACCGAGGATGTTTTGTCTGGTCGTTTTCTTGAGACAATCCGTCACTGGATGACGCCGATTGATCGCAGGATGCGTGAGTCTGCAAGAGAGAAAGGCCGGAACCTTGCGAGCGCTATTGATGATGTGGCGCACGAGGCAACCGGAGATCTCTTAAAGGATGCACAGAAGTCAGATGCTGCTTCTGTTATCATGGCTGACAAGCATGCTCGTGGCGATATAGAAAACCTTGAGAAACGGGTTGAAGCGCAGGGGAAAGTAGAAGATTCTTTTGAGCTTCCACCATTGGATGCGTAGAGATGGACTTTAAAACTTTGCAGGATGAAGTATCTGAGCTGCTGAACTTTAACAGCTCGCAGACAGATCAAGACTTCACGACTACGCAAATTAAAAAGGCCATTAATCGCGCCTATGCTCGAGAGTATCGAAAAGCCAGGCAAGAGGGTCTTCGTCAGTGGTTCTCATCTGTGACAGAGATTACTTGGTTAAGCGGTGCAGTTACGCTTTCTCTTCCTGGCAGCGTTAAAAGAAACCAGATTTCCAGAATCATTGATGTGACCAACAGTGACCCCGGTTACCCACTGGTTTTTGATGACAGCGGATTTCTTGGCGATGTTCACTGGAAAGACCGCAACACTTTGCAGTGGGGTACAGAAGGTCCTGGTGAGAATCGAACACTTCGCATTGAGTACATGGCGGAACCAGAGGAGATGTCTGCCGATGAAGACGAGCCTGAGTTAATTGCTCCAGACCATCACGAGCTTATCTTCTACTCTGCTGCAATTGATTTACGAACTAGAGCTGATGAGGTTGCACCTCAGAGCTGGGCTATGGAGCGCCAAGAGCTTCGCATGGACTTCTATAAGGATGTTAGCCGGGGAAGACCGCACAATACAGTAACAGTAATTCGGGGCGGCAATGAAGACGCTGCTGAATTTATTTATTAAGGGATTGAGAAAATGGCACTAGTTACTTTGAGAAACAACACGGGCGTTCCGCAGAGCATCGTGTTTAACGGTAAGCAAATTATTTTAGAAGCAAGCCAGGAAAAAGATTTTATTCAGGCTGTTGCTGATAAATTTGTTGAGATGCGAAGCCCTCTTGTTTCCGCTGTTGAGGAAGATATTGGCGGCGTTTATGAAGAGGAAGACAATGGCCT